TTCTTCTACTCTCTGTTTGGCGATGTATGTGGAATAAAAACTGCTGATAGCAGGCAAATATACCGCATAGTCTTTTTGTAGGGGTGTTAGGTCAATTGGTTGTTTCATATTCTCTCGATAGGTGTGTTATTATTGTTAGTTGGTCTTGTGCCTCTTTTACATTTTCTAGCGCAATGCGGACGGCCTCGTTTTTTGTGGCTAGCTCTAATATTTCAATCTCTTGGCGTTGTTTACTTTTTGCCCAAGACAATAAATTTTGTGTTTCTTGATCTAGTCCTACAGTGGCATAACTGGTAGCTAGGTTCATCCACGTACTACCATCAAATACCTGCATGTCTGATCCCCATACACGGATCATACCTTGCATTGGATTGGTAATATTCATATTAATATATGGCACACTGGTGTTACCACCAGATACTGTTAGTCCGCTAATACCCTGTAGACCTTTAATCATATTTAGGCAGCTTGTGCAGGAACAATATATTTGTAAGTGGCTAATCCACTGTCGAGTGTGATCTGAATAGCACCTTCATTGCTCAGAGACATCTTGGTGTTGTTGACATCAGCGATCTTAAGGATACTTAAGATTGGAAGCACTGGCCAAGTCCAACCACGATCCAGTTTACCTGCTACATTCTGTGCAAAAATAAACTCACCACCGTGCGTACTAGCATCACCAAAGATAAACTTGAGATTGCCGCCTTCGGTCTTGGCCAAGAATGTTGGATGTTCGTTGTTGGCACCTGCTTGAAAGTTGAAACGCTGTACCGCAGCCACAGAAGGTTCCAATTCCACATCCCACTTAACACCACGAAACTTCACAGTCTTCATCTTTTCGTTGATGATTTCTGCGTTCATAAAACGATAATCGTTTTTAAAATCGTTGTCTTTGTTTTCAAAGTGAATGCCTACAGGAACAACGTCACCGTTACGTTCTGCAGTAGTGATTGAAATCTTTGCATCGTCTTTGTATTCTGCTCCGTCTAAGAGATATTTCAGTTTGTTCAACTGCGGCATACCAAACACACCTAACATGTCTGGATAAGGATTAACAGTTTCTGCTTCCATGATCACTGAACGGTCATCAGCCATTGAGTTGATTGTGGTTTTTTCTTCTGTGCCTGTGACCTTGACCGTGGTCAAGAAGCCTAGGTTCTGTGTGTGGCTTACAATGTCTTGTAGTATATCTTTCATTTAGAGATTCTCCATGTATATTAAGATTATATTTAGATCTTGAGAAAAAATCAACCTAGAAATCACTCAAAATCAAACAGTTTGTTGAATGTGTTATCCGACCTTGTTGAACTGATGTCCCATTCCAAAACACCAATAAGGTTTTCTAGCTTTTCGTCAATGACAGTGGTTTCCATTTCTCCATCGTCGAAAGGCAGATCCTTGAACCACTGTGGCAGTCTCAGTTCATCCACAGGATATGCCACTGAGGTATAGCCCATAGGGTTGTCTTTGACCTTACAGACGATGACCTTGGCACCATCTACGATGTTCATAGAATATTTGTCATCCATCATGCGCTTTAGTGTATTCCAATTCAATGAAGCTCTGACGTGACCAGGCATGTTGGTCTTGCCTGCTTTCTTTTCTTTGTCACGATAGTCAGTAATGTTATTGGCACGTTTCGGCGAACCTTTTTCCCATCCTGGCCGTGTCTTGAATTCTGTGCGAAAGTCAGTGATGTATTCCAACACTGATTCTTTGGTTTCACCGTTTAGTACTCGGGTCAGTACCGCACTCAAGAAGTCTTGGATAACAACCGGGGTATCTGACCGTTTGAGGTCCAACCCCATGGCTTTAATTTTGCCTGGCCCATCAACGTCTGCACGTTTGCCTTCTTTGTCGTAGTATAAGACTGCATATCGTTTTTTGGTAATGAATAATCCTTTGGAAGCAACAATCTCGCGACCTGCCTTGATGACGTCCCCTCGTGTTTTTGGACAGTGGAAGGCGTCCTGCATGAATTTGACAAATGTGCCATTAACTGTGTCTCCTATGGTATCGTAAAGTTCAATCACTGATTCCCTGTTCCAGGGAATCTGGCCTTTCTCAATGTCTTTCTTCAGCGTACTATATGCAGAAAAATAACAAGAGTCTGTGTCACCGTAGATGATAGCACGACCAACATGATCTGCTTCTCCGGTGATGATTTCATTGACTTTCGCAGCCATATGTCGAGCAATGGCTCTGCCTGTAAGTGTAGTTGATTGTCCGATGCGATTATCAAAGAATCTGCATCCTGGATTTAAGATAGCACCGTACAGACTGTTCAAGTTAATCTTCTTGACCAGCTGACGTTTATCCCAGTATTCTTCTTCTATCTTGTTGCCAGCGGCAATACATTCTTTGAGTTTGGCCTGCATGTCTTTGCGTTCCGCATACCAACGTTTCAGCAGTCCGGGAATTATGCCTTCTTTTTCATAGGTAAAGATAGTACCGTTAGCACTCAGCATCCAAGGTTGATTCGATTCAAAGATCAAATCGTAGATCTGTGCTGCGCTTAGGGTGTCGGATCCACCATCTTCCCAGTCAATGGTGATTTCACGCCCTACCTTTCTTTCAAGTACATCAGTGTATTCTAAACTACCAAATATACCTTCCCAAGCTGAGGCAAAGGACTTATTTTTAGCCATTTGTCCATCGATATATTCCTTGGTGCCATCTTGGCGCAGTTGCCCCACGATGGTTTCTGGCCCCATGTTCAGGGCACGAATCGCACTAGGATACAGTGAGTTGATATCTAATGAACCAATCCATTCGTGTATGCCTTTCTTGGGATAGGCCACATAAGCACCCGCGGCCTGGGTGTCTATGCCATCACGATTTACACGATTAGGAACAATCATGCCACGCTTATGCGCTTCGTTGATAATGGCCTGTTCTGTGACTGCCACTGCACCCATTGTGGTAGCTAACAGCACTGTGCATTCGTGTGCCAGCGTGTTAGCCAGAGCCAAGAATTTTAATTTCTTGTCTAACTTGTCCAGTAGAGCAGTGTCTTGCCGGTTGTATTCTATGAATCTACGGAAGTCATTGTTATACAATTGGTCTAAGGTACCTTCGTAGACAGTTTTGTTTTCACCAATCTCCATTTCACCAATAGCATCCAGTCGATAGGTATGTCGTTCTTCATAGGTGTATTTGCGGTACAGTTCAAGACTGTCGAGATGCACACGACCTATGAAGTCATAGGTCACAGCAGTTTTACCATACTTTTCATATTCTCGCTTTTTAGGAAACTGATTCCATAGACAGAAACGGCGTGTATCCTCTTTGCTCAGAACCTTGGTCACACGATTCACTGTGTAGGGTATATCAAAGCCTTCTGAGTTCCAGCCGCTGAGCACATCAACATCCTGTATGATGTCTAAAAATGTGTCTAACATTTCTGATTCAGTCTCGAACAGCATGGTGTTGGGCATGTCTTCAACCTGACGCTTGGCTTCGGCCATGCTGAGTGTTTTAGGAGGTATGGCCAAACATATCATGGTCTCCATCCATTGTAGATACACAGCGATAGCAGTGATAGGCATGAATGCATCTTCTGGCGATGCGTAGCCACGTTCTGGATCAAAGTCTACTTCGATATCGAAGAATGCTACGTTAAGTTTAGGAGCGTCGGTGTTGAGATAATGATCTTCGAGGCAGCGATATATAGGATTGATATCGCTTTCGTAGAGTTTTTTGTTGCTGTGTATGGCTAGTTCTTTGCGATGTTCTTTGACATTTTTTGAACTAACACGGCTTAATGGTTCGCCTTTGATTGAGGTAAATTTACCTCGGGGATCGATGTAATAAAAAACATGCCTTGCGGGATATTCTTTGAAATGTCTCTGACCTTTGTCATCGCGTTCGACCACACGGATGATGTCATTGTCGCGATCATAGAAAGCGTCTACGTAACTCATTTATTCTCCTATGCAATTTTTAGGCTTGCAAATACCAGTGTGCGGTTTATGGCCTCGCCTACCATCTACTTTTATTTAAGTACTTAGCATTCTTACTAGACCCACTGTATCTATCGTGGTCAGCAAGATGTAGTTAGCCAACATGCCAAACGATTTCCTAGTATAAGCAGCCCAAGCATAGAGGGCACAACCAAGAATCCATATAGGATAAAGAGCCAGTAAAGGCGGGGTGGGGACGGTGAGCGCCATAGTAATACTGCAACCAATACTAATAGCCCAAGCAACAAGCTCAACACAAAAACGGAAGCGATTACTACGCCAGTCATCTCGTATCCATTCTAGCGTAGGGCGGAATACGTCATTGATCATTTAGTCCTTCTCGGGCAAACGTTTAGTAACACCTAGTATCATTTCAATCTCGTTCCATTCATCTTCATGAGATTTCCAATTGTCTTTGTGTGCTATGCGTATAGCCTTGTTGATGATTGAAGGTTTGATCTGCAGTTCTTCTGCGACAGCTTTCACAGTTTCTTTGAGACCTTCTTGCAGATCTTCAAGCTCACGTAGTACATTTGAGCCTTCAGTGATCAATCTTTCTAGTTTGGCTTTTTCTTCGGGACCGTACATTTTTGTCATGTATATTGACTCCAGGTTATGTGTTAATTATACAGGAATAAAAAAAGCCAGTCAATGAATGACTGGCTTAGGTTTACCAAACGGTTGAATTATTTTTGAGCTTCGCTGAGCACGTCGTACATTTCAAATACACCGCCGTTGCGCTCATAGATTAGACCAGCATACAATTCTGCTTTCATGCCTTCACCTAGTTTGCTAGCAGCTACACGAGTAGCCCAGTTGAACAATGATTTGTCTAGAGGATCGATCTGTTGTTGTCCTCCGCTTTCCTGCACCAACTGTACCATCTGTTTAAAACTTAGTTTTTGTTCTATTGATTCTTTCACCGGACGCTTTTTGCCTGCTGGCATCATCTTTGATTCATTCTTTTTGCCGAAGTATTTGGCTTGAGCAGCACTCATACCTTTCTTAGCGCCGTCTTTTTTATCTTCGCCTTTCTCTCCGGCAGCTTTCTTCATTGGTTCTTTCTTGTCACCATCTTTGTCGATGTCTAGAAAGTCTGGCTTAGATCCTTCAGCCATCTTTTCTTTCTTGGCCATCTTCTTTTTCTTATCTGTTTCTTCTTTCTTGGCCTCAACCATCTTCATGAATTTGCTTTTGAATTCGGGTTCTACACTTTCTTTCTTAGCTTTCTTTTTGGACTTAGGAGCATCTTCATCATCATCTTCAGGTTCTGCCTTGCTGCCACCATAGTTCTTGCCAGCATGGTGTTTGACGCCTGTAGCAGTCTTTTCTATTGTGCCACCTGTAGAACTAGGTTTTTTATCGCCAGTTTTCATTTCTTCTTTGACATCTTCTTCTTTCTTTTTCTTGGCTTCAGCTACATAGGTGCTTTGTCCTGCTAGCACACGCAGAGCAGCATCTTCGTTGAGCTGCACAGCTTTGTCTAGTACGGGAGCAGCTACCGTGGAGATCTGATCATCCATTGAGCTGATTTTAGTGATAAGTGATTTAAAGTCCATAATCGATTCCTTGTTCCTAACAGTTGGTAATGTATTTATCTTTTTACTGCAGAGCCAGCACCAAACAAACTGGTGCTTTGATCTAGGGCATTTTTGGCCGTGCCGTCCTTGTTTTTAGGCTGTTGAACCTTGGGTTGTGGAGGTGATTTAGTACCTCCAGGCCCCCCCGGCTTGCCTAAATAGCTGGTCTTTCCTCGAGCTTTGCCTGGGCTAATATGTGGATTTACCACAGTACCTACATTGGCAGCTGAAGTAGCACCGGCAGTAGCTGATTCTATGATTTCTTGTATTTTCATAGTATTATTTATTTTTTTTGGCTCTACCGGCTTTCATGTTAGCTAGCCAGTGGGCCATACGAGCTTTTTCACCAGATGAATTTTTAGCAGTTTTTCTTAGATCACTTACACTGGCCTTGGTGTTAACACCACTACGTTTGGCCAGTCCTTTGCGCCCGGGTTTCTTTCCATCCGCAAAGTTTTCATCAGTTTTAAATTCATCACCTTGCAGTTTGACACCTACAATGTCTTGTACCAGTTTCCAAGCCAGCCCTTTCTTGCCTCGCTCTAACAGTTGTTTGAATAGAGTTTTTTGTTCTTCGTCGGCCATGCTGAAGAACTTGGCCAACTCCATCATGCCTATGTTTCCGGGATATGATGCTTCGCGATTTATGCTTTCTCCACCACCATCACCGCCTGATGAACCACTGTCCCCGCTGTAGCCAGTGTAATAGCCATAGCCGCCATAGGGGCCTGGACCGTAGGCAGCCCAGCGAGGTTTTCGCCGCCTCTTGCGTTCTGAAACAAACTCGTGAGCTTTCATACAGGTCTTTCTCCTGTGAGATAAGGCAAGCTGAACCACAATTGGAACCATTCTGGGGTGCCTGGACGAATATTGTGCTTCTTCATTAACTCGCCTTTTTCATTGCCAGTGATTGAGATATTGCTGCCACCGTAGGGCCGATATCCTCGAAATTCTGTGATACCGGCAAGCTGTTTAATTTGATCTAGTTCAGACATTATTCTTTGGCTAGGCCGTGTCGTTTCATTAAACTATGAATTTGACTACCCGACTTCGGTGTTTGTCCAGATTTTAAAAATGCATTAATCATTGACAATTCTTGTTGCTTGCGTTCATCAGCGTTATCACCAGCAGATTTAGAACTGGTGTTATCACCGTTGCTGTCTGAGTCGGGTTCATAGTACCAACCCATGCCTGGATCGTCCCCGCCAGTTTTTTCTGGATTGTCAAACTTAAAATAAGCAATTTGTCTACGGTCCCAGTAACCCTTGAACACACCGGTGTCATCGTTAAAGTCTTCACGATCAAAATGATCTGCTTCAAATCGACCAAAGTAATCCGCACTACGACGATACCGCTCTGGTTTGGGATACTTGTATGGATCCTCGCTACCGTCTTCGTCTCCGGCACCAGGCGCAAATTCATTTAACGAGCCTTCCGCCACACCTTGTTCCATAGTAGCAAGATCTTTCTTGTGCTTAACATCACCCTGTTTTTCAGCTTTCTTTTTATCTTTGTGTGCGCCAGCACCTGCGGTCTTAGAATTCTTGGCTACAAAGTTACGTGGCTTTGATGCGGGTATAAAATCTTTGGCTCTCATACCGTGATTCCTCTAGACCGAGTTCCGCCTTTGCGTTTGATTCTACTGAGTTCATCTAAAGCATGGCGAATCTGTTCCATGTTCATTTTTAATTCTTCAAACTGACGAGCCATGATCTGCCATTCACTAGGACTGGCACCGTCAGCACGAGCGGCGAGGTCTTTCAATTGCCCAGCGGCACGTAGCATACGATACTTTAATTTAGCAGGATTGGCTTTATCATGACTGTGAATCATAGGATCCATAGGATCGGCAGGATCCATTTCGATAGGAGCTTCTTTGATTGTGCCTTCATTTTTTTTGTACAGTGGAGATATAGACCTTACAACGTCTTTTTTCATTTGATATGATTTGAAGAATTCTTTTTCTTTTTGACTCAAAGGTCTATCGGTTTTAATTTTAGTTAGAATAAATTTAAAATAGGCGTCGTCATCTGCTAATTCGTTGATGGTGCTTTCGCTGATATTCATACCTTTGCGAACCGCACTAAACAAAGGTTTAGACAATTCACCGGCACCTGTGGCTTCTTTGAACCCGTCAAAGTCGTTGTTGGCAGCAGCAGCTCTAGCACCGCTAGCACTGACACCTGCTACTCCTTCGGCTCCGTCTTCACGTTCTCCGCTAGATACAAAATCTAAAACTTCAAAATCATAGAATCCATGTGCTTTGCCTTCAACTCCATTATACTGTGTGAGAAGATTTTTCATATCTTCTAGTCGATCTGATCCTGCCACAAAGGTCGCTGCATTATATCCTTGTTCGTGTAGATAACTAGCCACTTTGCCTATGGTGTTAAGACCGGCATTATCAACTACGTCACCGGCATATTCAGGAAACATCTCTTTGATAAATTTAATTTTTGTAGCATAGTCTAAGGGATTTTTCTTTTTGTCCTGGGTCTGGCTCACGAAAATCCGCATGTCACCACCTTGACTTTTCATTGTATCAAGAACCTGTTTGTGTCCAATGGTAGGAGGATTCATCCTGCCGAAACAGAATGTCACATGTTTTGCACCGGCTTCAAATAATTCTAACAGCAGCATTAGTTGTAGTCGCCTTTTTCAAGATATTTTTCCTGCTCAGTAGCAAACCGTTTGGCTAGGTCTATGAGTTTTTCTTTGGGAAATTTTTCTTCTCTCTTATCTATGTCGTATTTTTCACAATAGTGATTTAGACAGGTTTCGATCGGTCTTATGTAGACCTTGAATACGTTAGGATTACCTTGATGTTCTTTGTGTCTTTTAACAGCGGGAAAGAAATATTGATTTAGCATTTGATCATCATTGTCAATAAAGTGATGAAGATCGTCTAGCCAATCAATTTCTTGTTGATCGTCTTTGGGTGCACCGATAGCACTCCACATTTCTTTTAACAGCATTACCAGCTCCTGCAAGACCAATACCGCGCCTTGTGTCTTGGACCCGGATTTGCACAGTTATGACGAGCACGGAATGATTTTCTACGTGCTGGATTGGATTTTTTAATACGCATCTTCTTGTCGCCGAAGTTTACTTTGACAATGTTGCCATTGGGCTTGCGCACATATACTTTGGATTTCTTAACATCGCCTGCCATCTTCTTACCTAACGGCACTTCACGTCCTTGATACTTGGCTTCATCAGTTTGAGTATCTTCGGCATACTTGTTGGACTTCATGTAATCACGAGCTGTATCTATATAGTCCACAGCTTTGGTGATCTTGCTTTGCACCCACTCTGGAAGATTGTCGTCTGCTCGTAGGATACTGTATAGTTCTTCAGCAGCATCATCGATGGTGCGTAGATCGTCTTTGGCCATGTCTCCTTCGCGATCGTATTCGCCGTAGTTCACGGCAGCATCTGGATTCTCAGGACCGTGATCTTCGTTTTTATGAGCTTTACTGTACTTGTCTTTGAGTGCGCCAAGTTCTTTCTGGCTGGCACCTTCACGACCTGCAGCCGCTGCCTTTTTCATGTATTCTTCACCGTGTTTCTTAACTCCGGTATAGTATTGAAGACCACTTTCTTCTACAGCATCTTCACCAATCTTTTCGCAGTCGTTTACACGTTTGCCTGCGTTCTTGCCAGTACCAGGTTGTGTACCGGTCTTTCTATAACCTTTCCAGCATTTTTTAGGACCAGCTACACTTTCTTCTAGTTCACCGTCTAAGAAATTCAACCCTTCATTGGTCAACATGTCTAATGCAACATCGTCTAGTTCAATTACGATGCCATCTTCGAGGATGTCTACGATTTCTGTGGCGATTTCGTGATCTTCTGAAAAACTGATACCAAAAGCATCACCTATTTCAAAACTTTCACCAAAACTGCGTTTGTAAGCCATTTGACCTTCGCGATATGATTTAAATGCCGGGCTGTCTGGATTATAAGGATTTTTGTCTATGCCTTTGGCAGCATCGCCATAGCCTTTATCGTGTGCTGGTTTAAGTTCTTCACGATCAATTTTAAAATCTTCTGAAAATCCCTTGGCTTTGGCTTCTCGTTCTAGATCTGATCTACGTTGATCGATAGCAGCTGAAATTTCTGGATCTTTGCTGGCTGTAGGATCTGATTCTAGATCGTCCAGTGCCCGTCTTTTGGCTTTTAGATCGTCTTGATCTTTTAGGCTTGTTTCGCTGATGATAGCGTCTAGTTTGGATATAAGGTCTCTCATAGTATGTTCCGTAAGGTCATACTATATTTATCGAAACTGAATTGTTAATAACTATAACGGATTTCTGTGATCTCGCCTTCTTCCAGCTGATAAGCCACACGTATATACACAAATTTTCCTGTAAATGTACACACAGCATTATTTGTCACAGGGGTGCTGTCTATAGCAGTTAACACAACATCAGCTGAGTCATAGACAACATCAAACCAATCAGAATCGCCGGGATACAGTTCTAGAGTGGCCTGTATCTTTACGGATCCCTTGAAATTATCAAACTCAAATACCGCGGTGTGTAATCCGTTGTTGTTTTTGTAGTAGCCCGCAGCAGGACTCTTAGCAGAATATTGTTCAACAGGATACTTGCTGTTGTCAGCTGTAGCAGCTAGTAGTACACGGGTTTGATTGGACATCAGTTATTTATCGGAGATCACAAAGTTGTAGATCTTGCCCACTACATCCGCATTACGCAGTTTCATCATTAACAGAGTTTGATCATCTTCTACCAGCACATATCTGCGATCCCAGTTCCAGTCTGTGGCTAAAAACCATTTTTCCACAGCAGGTGTGCAGGTTACATGTGGTATCTGAGTTTTTAACCAATCAATGTAGCGTTTTTTACCTGGACGATCGTTGGCCATTTTATGTGGTAACAGATATACCCTATAGTTGAATCTATCTTTGGGCAGTTTTTTTACAGTAATAGAGTTTTTATTTTCGTTAAGTATGTCTACAGAATCTGTGGAAGGCTCGAAACAGTGTTTTAACTGAGATCCAAATTTAATAATTGCACCGTTATAAAAATCTACATCATTGGTGTACAGATCAATAGTGTTACGTTCTATTCTTGTGGCATATTGTGTCTTATCATAGCCTTCTAAAAACTCGCATAGAGCTAGAATTTCCTCACGATTATTCCAATATTCTAATTTGTATCGATATCGATCAATCTCGGGTTTGGGACCTTTACAGAAATCTTTGATTACATCAATGGTATGCAATCTCAGCATTGTGCAACCTCTGAGATTTACAGTAACCTTGTACAGCCATTTGCCGTAGAATTTATGATTGGTGTATTTGATTTTCTGGTTCTGCATTTTTTTCAGCCTCTTCTAGACTCTGTTGTGCTTTCAGCAATTTGCGTTCAGCTTTGGTCAACGGTTTAGGCAATTCAGTTACAACAAAATCTAGTTTATCATCTACAATGTCTACAGTAACACGACCACCGTTGACTAGATCCCCAAACAGCACTCTGCGACTCAGGGGTGATTTAACTTCATTGTCTATCAATCTTGCCAACGGTCTAGCACCCATCTTGGAATCATAGCCACGCTCTGCTAGATATTTTGCTGCCTTGGCGGTTAATATTATCTCTATGCCTTTGTCTTTGAGTTGTGAATTGAGATCTCCCACAAACTTCTTAACAATCTGTTCAACCACTTTGTGGTCCAACTTGCCAAATTTGATAACAGCATCTAGTCGATTACGAAATTCGGGAGCAAAGAATTTCTTAATGGCCTTGTCATCTTCGTCGTCACGTTCCAGTGTACCAAACCCTATCGAGTTACGTTCATTGTCTGCAGCACCTAGATTACTGGTCATAATCAGGATGCAGTTGCGACCATCAGCCTGTTTGCCATTCGATCCTGTAACGAATCCATTATCCATGAATGCCAACAAAATATTCATGACATCTGGATGTGCTTTTTCTACTTCATCTAGTAGTAAGATACTGTTAGCATGTTCTTGTAGTTTAGTAATCAACTGCCCTGCATTATCTTCGTAACCCACATACCCCGGAGGAGCACCAATTAATCGTGACACAGAATGTTTCTCCTGATATTCGCCCATGTCAAATCGGATCAACTGCATGCCCATCTTGTCTGCAAGTTGTTTAGCAGTTTCTGTTTTTCCTGTGCCTGTTGGGCCCGAAAATAAAAAACTACCAATTGGTTTGTTAGGAGCTTTCATACCTGCCTGGCTTACAAAGATTTTATCCAACAGTGTTTCGACTGCACGATCTTGACCATAGACCACACCCTTCATCTGCGAATCTAAATCACTGAGATTCTTTGATTCTTTTTGTGCCACGGTTTCTAAAGGCATGTTAATCATCTTACTCAATTCGTAAGTCACCTGTTCAATGTCTACAATCTGCGGTATACCTTCCATACCTTCTTCATCTTTTAATTTATATCTGGCACTGGCGCAATCTATGATATCAATAGCCTTGTCGGGTAGCTTTTTATCTGCCATATACTTAACACTGAGTTTGACTGCTTGTTCTATGGCAGCATCTGATATTTTAACATTGTGATGACTTTCATAGTACTTTTTAAGTCCTTTTAGAATCTTCACAGACATTTCCTCAGAAGGTTCCTCAATAGTCACACGTTGGAATCTACGCATCAGAGCACGATCACTTTCAAAGTGTTTGCGATATTCTTCCCAGGTTGTAGATGCTATCAGCTTGATAACACCTTTAGTCAATATGGGTTTCAGCATGTTGCTCATGTCGTTGGAACTTTGATTAGCTGCTCCTGCTCCCTGCATCATGTGTGCTTCATCGATAAACAGGATAATCTTGCCTTTCTTTTCCAGAGCCGCCAACACTGCCTTGACACGTTCTTCAAAATCTCCTCGATATTTGGATCCAGCCAACATAGCTGAGATATCTAAGGTATAGACCTGATGGTCCTGTATGAATTTAGGAACTTTCTTTTCATGTATCTTGCGAGCGATCCCTTCGGCGATGGCAGTTTTGCCCACTCCTGGATCTCCCACCATCAACACGTTTGATTTATTTCTACGAGCCAACACCAACTGTATTTTTTCAATCTCTTCATCTCGCCCAATCACTGGATCAATCTTGCGTTGTTTGGCTTTGAGACTAAGATTCGTGCAGAATTGATTAAGAATACGATCTACCTGATTATTGGTAACCTGTTTGATTTCGCCTTCGACATCTACAGATTCAGTTTGTACGACATTTTCTTGGAAAAATTTCACAAACTTTTCTTTAGTGACTCCGCCTTTTTGTAGAAAGTAAAAACCAAAACTGTTCTTTTCACTGAGCACACTGATAATCACGTCAGCTACTTCCATGCGCTGACGTCCACTGAACAGCACCTGAGTAAAACAGCGATTCAGCACACGCTCTACTGAATTAGTTTTTTTAGGTTTATAGTTTTTTTCTGTGGTCTTAATGTCGTTGAGATTGTTTTTTAGATAGTGATCGAGATTAGTTTTAACAAAGGCAGCATCTGCGCCAAAACTTTCTAACAGAGTATAGGTTTCTTGATCACTGATCATAGCATATACAATATGTTCTATAGTAATGTACTCATGTCCAAGACCTTTGGCCAAATTGATAGAATTTTCAAAAATATCTTGTAGGTGTTTGCTAGGTTCTATCACTGTTTATATTCCCTGTTGTTGTAATTGTTTAATCTGTGCTCGTTGATCTTGACTGAGATTCTGTGGCACATGCACTTTTAGTCTAACCAAAAGGTTTCCTCGCTGTCTATTTCTCATATTAGGCAGGCCCTCGCCCCTGCAGCTTAATACAGTATCAGGCTGTGTGCCTGCTGGCACAGTGATGCTGAGTGTTTTATTATCTAAGGTCTGTATGTTTACGTCTGTGCCCAACACAGCATCCCATACAGAAATCTGTTGTTCTAGG